TCTCGGTAATAGAACCCAGGTCGCTCGTGTAGAAGCTCAGTGCCGATCGTCCGCAGAAGTAGCGCCAACCCTCTCCCTCTTCCGCATCACGTAGCATGTCCGTGTAACGCTTGACAACGTTACGCCCGCCCGTCAGTGACCAATCGCGGTTGCGGTCGATGGCCGTCACGCTATTGATGACGCCAGCAATATGCGGCTCTTTCATCCATGCCTCGCTGAGCCATTTGTCACGCGCACGGCTATCCGTTCGGTATGGCGGCTCCGTATCTGATTGCGCTTTAATCCATTTATAGAAACTGGTGAACATGCGTTCCTTGTCGAGCTTAGCGCCAAAGCGCGGCTGCCGACTCAGCGTCTGCGCTCGCTCTACCCGCTCTAGTGCTTCTTTCAATCTAGCATTCATGCGCTCGCCCCTCTTGCCCAGCCGCTGCGACCAGAAATCATAAGCTCCGTGGCTCCTTGTACTAAGGAATCAAGACGATCTGGCGATTTGTCGCCTACTACCCATGAGCACAGTTGGTCTTCAAGAATGCCAAACATGCCAACGTGGTGGAACCTACCTTGCCCATACAATGCTGCGACCGGCTCAGCGCGGGTATGTTTGCCCCTGGTTGCGCGCACCCGTCGAATGGGTATTCCCTTTTCTATCGTCTGAATCGTATAAACCACCATGTCACCGCCCTGATTGATCTCCGCTACAATGGCATCAGCATCTAGCCGGTGGAATGCAGATACGGCCTGCTTTGCCCATCCCTCTGGCGAACTATTGATGGATGAATCATCCAACAAATACCCGTGTTTGTCCGCACCTAGCCCCACTGCCACGATCCCCGCTTCGCTGTCTGCGGCTGCCTCCGTTTTAGGGTCAACGCTGATATAAATCTTTGTTAGTTCCGGCGCCTGCGTGACTCGGTACTTTTCCAGCGTGTCACGAGTCCACAAAGCACCTTCCGCATCATCTAATATTTTCGCTTCTAGCTCTTGCGCTCCTAGCCTAGTCCCTTCATATCGTTTGATAATCTGGTCCACAAACGCCGGTGCAAGATTCGCCACATTCTCGTAAGTACTACCGGTCGTTACATGCGTCGTCGGATCCTTGAGCATCGTTTTGAACAATGGAATCGGTCGCGGCGTGGTCGTTACAACTACTTGCGGACTTTTGCCCAACCGCAATCCGAACATAGCCATTGACCAAGTATCTTCTAGATATCGCCAACTGCACACCTCATCTGCCCATAGTGCGTCATGTTGTGGCCCCCGCAAGCGGTCAGGCTGATCAGCACTGTAGGCTGTAGCGATTGCGCCATTCGGCCAAGTCAACCGGCGCTTGCTTGGCTCGTACAAGGGTCGGTCAACATCGGCGGCAATCGCCATAATGCCGCTTTCGCCCTCAATCATCACGTCACGCACATCGGCGGATGTGGCGCCAATCAAACCAACGCGCTTGGTTCTGCCTGTACTCACTATCCATTGCACCCACTCAGCGCCGGTTCTGGTTTTGCCAAACCCCCGGCCCGCGCATATCACCCAAGTGCGCCAATCCCAAGCTGGCGGCTTCTGATTGTCACGCGCCCCGCCACTTTCGACAGAACGTTCGTACCAGGATAATGGGCGATTGCACCGCTTGCGTTCAATCTCCTTCAGTTTTTTCGCCGCCAAGTTTGCCAGCAAGGACGGCAAGGACTTGGCTATAGGTGTCGCTATCAAGGCTCTTTTCCAGTGCGTCCAGTGCGCTCTTCAATTCTTTCTCCAGCTTCAATGTCAGCTTGTCGGAAAATAGATCCAGATGCTTGCCCAAATGGACAAGCGCCGCTTGCGCATCGTACAGATCGACTGCAACTTCTTCAATCTCAGTTTCGCCATAGCGTTTTGTAGTCTGCGTAAACTTACGCACAATGTCAAGCTGTTCAGATTCCGCCGCCTTGACTAAATCAATGGTTGCGCCGTCAGCGTTCACGTTAAGGAAATCTGCCATGCTACCCCGCGCATGTTTGGCGAGGCGTGCCAGTACCTCATCGGCGGTCATGGCGTTTTCTGCAATGCGCTCTCTGATGATCTCAGAAACGCTAGCATCTGCTAGCAGACGGGCAGCATTGGCGCGAGCAGTATCAGCACTAACATGAGGATAGGCGCGCAAGTACGCATTCGTGCCATTCCAGCATTTCAGGTACTCATTAACAAACTGTTGATGCTTTGCTGATAAAGCCATCAGCTGACGGTCTCCAAATCCACAGTGAAGCTAAATCCAGTTTTTCTACATAACACAAAATAAACTCCCGCATCTAGTCGCGGCTTATTGCCGTTGGCGTCTCTGGCAATTCCGAAAGCATCGGTGCTGCCGTACCAGATGACGTTGGTAATGCCGATATTGGTACTGAACCACACCGACACATCCGCTATGGGATCGGTGGTTGTGCTGTCGGTCACGGTGTACGTAAACTCTACGCCGGCTGCGCTGCCCAAGTCGGTCAATGTGCGTGTGGCGTAACTCCATACTTGCGCAGCAGTAGCGCCGGCGCCTGTGTCCACCCAACTGCCCGCACCGTGATTATTCGATAGCTCAGTATCAATTTCTGTCGGTGTGGGAATGGCATCAGTGATGGCCGTCTGCGCATCGCTCACATTCGTTGGCGTGGCGAAACCCGTCGCCGTGGCCCATGCGCCAGCGCCATGCGTGTTGCTCAGTTGCGTGTCAATCTGTGCGACGGTTGGCGGTGCGGTGTAGCTACTGGCCAGTAGTTTCGCCGCTTCCACCGCTATGCGGATGTACTCGGTGCCACTGATGCCAACCGCTACCACGCCGCCCGCGTCAGGCAGTGACAAGCCAGCATGATGCCAGCCGCCGCTACCCCCCGGCGCTTCGTACCAGCCGGTTGTAGAAAACGCAGCATAACTGGTGCTGCCGTCTAGTTCGTAGATGGTCGCACCGATGGCTAGGCCGGTTTTCGCAGCGCCTAGCAAGGCGTCAAAGGGTACTGTTTGGCTCATGATGTTGTACTATCTACAATTAATCCGAGCGCTGCCAGTGCCGTCAACAGGTTAGCGAGCGCCGCTTCTGTGTCAGCCCGACTGCCGGTGATGGTTGGCGGATTGCTGCCTGCCACCACATTGACGAAGCCGCTTTCGGTTGCAGGACAAACGAGCAGCTTTCCTTCGTTGCCGCTGTCGGTGCACATGGCGAGTTCGGATTGCCACCCGGCAATGCTAGCCTCAAGCGTAGCCTTTTCTCCTGTGCTGACTCTGATAATCATCGGCGTTTTATTTAGCATTGCGGTTGTTCCCCTGTCCGCCATTGGGCTTAAAACGTTTCGTTACTTCATCCACGAACCATTGTGGATCTTCAATCGCCCGCCGCAGGATGTCAGGATTTTCTCTCATCTCTTGGATGATTGCATCCTGCACCGCTGGCCGCTTCTGTAGCGCTGCCCAGAACTGTGAATAATCCGCCTGCAAAATAGCAATGAGTTTGGCGAGTGCCTCTCTGAAAATTTCTTCCCGTTTGCGTCCTTTGACTTTCTCGATTTTCGCCTCCACCGCCTGCCGGTCGCGCTGCTCTACATGCTCTGCGATGACACGCCGGATGTTATCGCCGTAACTATCCGCCACAGCCACCACCTCACCACGGCTCCGTGGTACGCCGGCGATGATGTCGTCATCAGCCAGGATAATTATTTTCATACGAGTGTCCCTGCCGAAATCGCTGGCGACGTGGGGCGCAGGTTGAAATTGCCGCTCGCTGCGTCGTAGAACAGCGGGTCGCTGGTGATGTTGCCGGTGCCGGACGGTACGCTCGTGATGTTGTGGAATGTGCAATTCGTCAGCGTATTCGTAAATGATGCAACGGGCATCCATGTGAGCGTTGCACCTGTTGCATTGGCGATAATCGTATTAGTCATTATGACTAATAATTCCAATGACGCTTCGTGCTCATTAAATAAATATGAAAATGTTGTTGGTGATGTGGAGCCAAAATACAGAATGCAATTAAAAAATTCCATTGTTAGTGGGATATTGAGCGAGCCTCCAGCGCGCTGGCTGAATAAAATTCTCCCGCTGCCTGTATTCGCAACCACATCATTGAACAGACATCCTGAGAATCGTACCGCCATCGCTGGCGTGGCGCCGGCCACGGACGGCCCCACAAAACCGTCATTCGCGCCGCCGTTCCATACCAGGTCGATGAATCTACATGATGTAAATTCAATCTGCGACGATGTGGCAATCTGAAAAAATGTTTGCGCGGACGGCGAAACGGCATTGGTAAATTCGATATTTTCAAATGTCGATCCACCAGATATCGTCCATTTAACAGCCGCCGCAGCGCCGTCAAATACTGCCGGATTATCCACCGCTGGGCCACGGACGATACGCCCCGCAATTGTCGCTGTTGCCCAGGTATACGTTCCGGATGCGCAGATACAGGTATCGCCACTCGCTGAACTGCTCAAAAATTTGGCGAATGTCAGCCACGGCGTGGACTCAGAGCCGTTGCCGGTCGTATCATTGCCGCTGGGACTGATAAAATATTCTGCCATCAGTATGTTATCTCCCGTCCCACCACCTGTTGATGCACCGGATATGCCCCCATACTCACCTGATACCCTTGCGCCAATGGCAGCCCGTTCAGCCCCAACTCATCGCTATTCCCCGACGCCACCTCTAGCCACCAATCGAAGCCGATCGGCTTATGCTCCAACTCATAGCCGCCGTTCTCATCCTCACGGAATCGGAAGCCGGTGACGGCTGTTTTCCACTCGCCGGTTAGGTGAACTTGAAACTCTCCACTACTCACACGAATGCTGCCTTCATCAGTGTTAGCGTTGCCGCCTACCGCACTGTTGTAGATGGTCTTGTCGGTGATGTAGTCGGCGGTGTAGCCTGCTCGGTCGTTTTGCACCATCGGCGGCAACAGCCCCATGTCCACGTCGTTGGGCTGCTCGATCAGTTCGAGTGGTGCAACGTACCAAGCGCTACCGTCCCACAAAAGCATCTCTAGCGTGTCAGAGCAAAACGCCAACGTCTCTGCGTCTGGCGTACTTGCCAGGAGCGCCGCCCGCGTATCGACGGTTACCGCGCTCAGTGCGGTGTAGGCATAGGTATTACCGCCATCATTCCAGGTAACCGCTTTGCCATCATCACCGCTACCCGGTACAGGCAAATCGGTGAAATGACCTTCACTCAGGCGTGACGGCACGTAGACAACTACAGGCATAATCGCAACACTCCTAGCGATACAATATTAGGCCACCGGCTGCTTAGTCACGAAACGCAGACCAACGTTGGCAACAGCCGTCACGCCGGCCAGAATTTTCAGCACCGTGTCAATGGTGCTTTGGTCAAGCTGGAACTCACTGAAACCAAATTGACTAGCGATAAGTACCAGGATGCCCAGCGCATTGAAAATGATAGTTTTCGATTGATACCAAGGTTTTGTTTCCATAAAATTCAATCTCCGTGTGTATCTACGTCTATGTAGTCGCCATCTGCCACGATGATCAGATAGGTACGACTGTACAGAATCTCGAATAGCAGGCTGAACACTGCCCACAGTGCAATTGCCAATCGCACAGCAATAATCGTCACCGCGTTGCGCCACAGGGGATCAGGGCCAGATCCGACAATGATCAGGGCCAGAGCCAGGGCCAGCGCTCCATTCGCCGGAATGCCTACCAGGTAGAAAAACCTCCCGAAGCGCCGGTAATCCGCCATGTAGCGAATCGTCTTCAAAACAGCGGCAATGAACGCCAGAAAAAAGCATATCGATAGCAGGTAATAGAGCATGTCATTCAGCCCGCTCTCTGCAACCACGTCAGCAACAAAAAAGCAACGATTAGGCAAAGGCTGCCGATGATCACTAGCGCAAAGGCCGCGGAGCGAGACAATATAATAGCACGATTGCCATCCTCCAGATTGCCAACTCGGTTATCATTGCTCATAATTCGCCGCTCTGTGTCTGCTTTCCAATCCTCGTTTGCCTTGATGTATGCCTCTAGCCGGTCAGCAATACCAACAACGTGCCAGGATGGATTGCCGTCAATCATTGATGCTAAACGGTCAAGCGTTTTTTGCGTTTGATTCAGCGCCGCCTCTAGCCGGTCCAGGCGTTCGTCTAAACTCCGATTCTCATTGACTCCGCTTGGCACTTTTTTTTTACCCCAG